GATCGCTCGCCCAAACTGACTGTTCGCGTCGGGTAATGCGTCGATTCTTGACTTGCATGGTACGTCAAACTCAGGGTTATGCCAAAATGCGCTAACCTCGCTGCGGGAAACGTCCAACAGATCGGACGCGGCGGGATGATTTAGCACAGACTCGCGCATCTCTAATACAGCTCTGTGCTCAACCGCTTTGAGTATCTTGTCAGCCTTAAACGACTCTAGAAGCTCTGCGCGAGCCTCCTTCACCTCTTTGGACCTACCGTCGCCCTCCGGCAGCACGGCCCACTCTTTCTCAAAGAGAAGCGGCTCTAGAATAGCACTGTGTACCGCGCTCCCCATTATCATGGGGCGCGTTGGTATAACTGGGTTAGCCAGCGCGTGTCGCAAATGCGCGGGCGATCTCGCCAGGTGACCTAACCGAGAAGCGGAAGCTCCATCGGCTTTGTGGTAGTCCTCGGCGCTCATGTGATACAAAAGAGATTCTTCCTTGGTGGCTATCATGCTTCTACGCTCCAGTTGCGGCTTACAGCCGTTAATTGTGTTGTGGCCCTAGCTCGCGAAAGGCCACGGTGAGTCCAGCTCTCCCTTCGTTCCTCATTGCGAAACAGGCTCTCGGGTAGCTGGTACGCCCGAGTCCCCATGTGGTGCGGACTAGCTTTAACAGCCCGAAGAATCCCCCGAAACAAATCCTCAGAGCTGTCGGCATCCGATAATTGCTCTTCATACAAAGCAGACAGAATCTGTTTTCGTTTCTTGGTAAGCTTTGGATGCGGCTTTTTAGGAGACAACTCATCCAGCCATATTTCCCACAACCGATCGACCTCTGGAGGTGTGTTAGTAGGTAATGGTTTAATGGTAGATGTATTGTTATTGTTCCTAGCCTGTTCCAAGTCTGTTCCAAGCCCCTTGCTAGAATAAGTAGAAAAGTCATTGTACGCAACGAAATTTACCACCTTTAAGTGTGTTCCATGCTTCGTGCGTGCCAAGACCTTAATACGGCCATCGCGTGCCAACGTATCCAGCATTCGTGATACCTGGCTGGTAGACCAAACGACCAGTTTGTTGTTGCCTGTGTAGGCGCAGTCGTCTGCAATCTGTCTCAGGCTCCGAAGGTATTCTCCCTGCCTGACGGTCACGGTGTCTTCGTTTTGGCCGTAGGTGAACGACTTTGTAGCCGAGTGATTCGCCTTCATCATTAGATAAAGGAATAAACGAACAAGGTCACTGTTCATTCGCCAAAGATCGTTGTCGATCAAACCTCTCGAGAGCAAGACAAATCCACTGCTCATGCGCTGACAATGTCTCCTTTCTCTTCCAAGAAGTCGTAGACATCCCTAACGTCATACGCCACAAGATAGGGAACGCCCGTGCGGTCGCATTCTGACTGGAATGCTACCTGGCTCTCGCGCAACTTGCCGCCCGGAGCCTTAACTTCGATAAAGAAAAAGGGGACCATAGAATCGTTGCCATTGAACACTAGGAGGTCAGGGATGCCCGGCGTCTGTCTGGTGCCTCCCTTGTCGCGACGGTAACCCTGCTCAGTCGAATACACAGAGCAACCAATCAGCTTTAAGAATTGCTGCACCTCCCGGCTAACCTTTGCTTCCGGCTTAACCCTCTTTGCCATTGTTACCCTCGGCCACCGGGTAGTCACGGTGTAATTCTTTGAGGGTCACAAGTAGGTACTCTACAGCTTGGTCGATCGCGATCCTGCTCTTGAGGACACCGTCCCTGCTCCCGTTCTGTAGGAGTGTCTCAGGGACGCGGCCCAAACGTCTGCTGACGCGCTTTAAATCGTCTTGGATCTCGCCAACTTCGTTGAACAGAAGAGGGCGCATATCCTCCACCATGCGCTCTAGCTTAGAAGGGTAGGCCATCGTCGCTCCCCTCGGCCACTGGCTGACCAGCCTTGGGCTTCGGCTTCCAGGTATCGACCTGAGCGTACCATTTGCCCTCGCGCCCCTCCTTAATGTCCACGTTCAGCCACTCGCCTTCTTGAGTCGCAATAAACTTCGCAAAGTCGGCAATCTTAAAGCTCACGCGAGCCTTCACGAAGTCAGGTGCAGAATCTCGAGGAGCCGACGCATACATTCCATTGGGAAATACTTTGTCATGCGGCATAATGTCATCGTCCTGTTGGGTTAAAAAAGAGACGGCTCGTTTTCTACAAGCCGCCAGAGATATGCTTTCCTTCCACTACGGGTGTCACGCTTGCGGTCGGTGCGCTCTGCCAGACCAAGCTCTCTCAGCTCCGACAGTCTTCGCCCGGCGGTGTGATGCCCGTCAAACAACGATACATCTAATTCATCAGCAGTTAAGTAACCACGATCACGCAATAAGCCGAGAATCTTGTCTCGCTGGCGCTGTGCGCCCCGCGTCATAGATGCAGCAGCATCATGGCTCGTGTCCGGGTCATGAGTCCTAGCCCTTGGTTGAACAAGCGGATCGCAAGGATCCTGGAAAGCGTGTCCAGCCGGGCACCGCCACAAGGCCGTCCCGCCTCGCGTCATATGCGAAACAGTTGCCCACTGACGGCACCCGTCTGCCGGGCACCTTTTAATGCCGGAACTAACCACGAAGCTCGCCCTCTAAAAACCTAATTGCATCCTCTACGCGAGCGATCGGACCACGGTCAGCTAGGTACTTCTTGGCAACATCTATTCCCTTCGTATCTATGTTGCCTTCGCCCTCGCAAGCGGTCACTAAGCTCGCAAGCTTGGCTAGAGAATCCTCAAGGTGTGCCTCCCGCTCCTTTTCCTGCTTCTTGGCAGCAGCGGCCCGCTTTTTCTTCTCGGCAGCGGTCAAAGGCTTTACGGTCTTTACTTCAATCGGTTTAGGCACACCCGACCCGTCCCTGTAGAGCTGTAGGCCCAATCCCGTCAGGGTAGCAACAGCCTTAACAACGCAACGCCAGCGAGCATCGTTAATATCTCGAGACGACGGGTTTTCGATAGCGTCATAGCGGTTGTCCATTACGGCCAGCGTGCAAGCTTGCCATATAAAGTCGCCCGCCCCGTCAGGAATAGAGACGCCGCACTCAACTTCGGCGCTTCCATCCGGGTAAAAGTGCGCTGGTTTAAAAGAGTAGGTTGCAGCCGGGTAATGTTCTGTTAGAATCGCCCAGCAATCAGCCCAGGGTAGCCACGAAAGCGATCGGTTGCCAATGCTGCGGCTTTGAGTGTAGGGGGATACATCCACCCCTTTTAGGCTGTCGCGAACATCAGTCGCCGTGAGGACGGGAGAATCAGACATCAGCACTCCCTCCATCGGCAGTAATGCGAAAATCTCCGACTAGCCAATCCCTGACAACTTTCGGAATTGGCTTGCTTCCGTTTAGCCAGCGGTAAGTAGTAGACGGGGGTCTAATGAGAACCTCGCGTGAGAATCTCTTCACCCCCCTGCCGTCACGCTCAATTGCATCGCTCAACGATTTAATACTCCAATCATCGGCGTGCGGGTGTCGATTAGACATCGGTTTGGTAGCTCCTTCCGAGGTGAGATTAACGATAGCCCCGCCAGCCTACCAATGCAACAGGTTTCATAACTGCCCGGAAACACACGCCTTGTGCCACCGAGAATGTGTGCTTAGAATGTCGCATAGGTAGTTTCACTAAGTCTCGGGAGCGAGATTATGATAGGCAGCAATAACTTAGATGTAGCGTTTCGGTTGGTCGAAAAGCCGGAAGTGTGGGTGGCTCCGGTGTGGTCCACCAAGTCTAACGACGAGGAGAAAACCGCCTTTGTGCAGTTTTCGGTGCAAGGTCAAATGGAGCTGACTATGGTCGCGCCGATTGCCACGCTAAAGAAGATAGCGAACGAAATGCTTTACCAAGCGCAGAAGCTCGAGGACAACTGGGATGAGGTAGATGACTAATGGATAACGTCCCTCCTATTTACGACAACATTGGGTTTGAGCAAAGGTTAGTTGACCACTACGTCTATGTGGCAAAAGGCGCGTATAGAGAGTTTGTGCGCCAGCACTGGGGTGTTGACCCAGGTGGGTTGAAAGAAAAGCTTCTGATCGAAGAGCGAAATAAAGAATTTCCTTTCTTCGCAGAGGGGTTTTTTGATGGTATGCGAGAGCGGTTCAACGATACCGATTATGCTAAAGAATCGTATGAGATTTGGTTTGGGTACAATGGCAAGGTAAAAATCGAAACATCTCCTTATGACCTCTACTGCTATGGATACGACTCTGGCGAATACCAAGTAGAATGGGATCATGCGCTTCTATGTTTTGTGGCTCAAAAAGCGGCAGAGCAGTGCATCGGAGACGACCGCGCTTCTTACGTCCCGCCGCGATCTATTACGATGTCTCAGGGACGCGGCCCCCTTGAAGTAAGTAACCTATGCGACTAAGTTG